TTCATTGCCGATAAGGCCAAGTGGCTTTGGAACAAGGGTGTCAAGCCTGCCTTTGACCTGCTCAAGGCGGGTATGAAGAAGGTTTCTGACGCCTTTAAGACGGCTAAGGACATGATCGGAAAGCAGTGGTCCAAGCTTTCCGATATCGCCAAGAAGCCTATCAATTTCATCATTGATACGGTTTACAACAAGGGCATTGTTGGCGTCTGGAATAAGGTTGCCGGGGCTTTCGGCGCACCCAAGCTGAACAAGTTCAAGGGCTTTGCCACGGGTGGCATTCTGCCGGGCTACACGCCCGGTCGTGACGTGCACCTAGCGGCGCTGTCCGGTGGTGAAGCTGTGATGCGTCCTGAGTGGACGCGTGCCATGGGTCCGCAGTACGTGAACAGTATGAACGCTCTTGCCCGTAAGGGTGGCGTTGGCGCTGTTCAGAAGGCTATGGGCGGCGGGCTTCCGGCGTTCAAGGACGGCGGTATTTTCGGGTGGATCGGTTCTGCCGGTTCTGCCCTTAAGGGCGCCGGTTCGGCTGCTTGGGATGGCATCAAGAAGGGTGCCTCTTGGCTCAAGGACACGCTTGAGGCTTCCGCGCGAGCGGGTGTCAAGCATGTTGTCAACCCCCTGATTTCCATGATTCCGGGTACTAGCTCGGGGTTCGGAAAGATGGTTAAGGGCATCCCGAACAAGATGGTTGATTCCATCTTTGGGTACGCCAAGACGGCTGACAAGAAGAATGATGCCGCGCCGAATATCCATTACAAGCCGGGTGCCGGTGTTGCTCAGTGGAAGGGTGTTGTTCTCAAGGCTCTTGGGATGGTTGGTCAGCCTGCCTCGCTGCTGAATACGGTTCTACGCCGTATGAATCAGGAATCGGGCGGTAACCCCAAGGCCATTAACAATTGGGATATCAACGCCAAGAACGGTGTTCCGTCCAAGGGCCTTATGCAGGTGATTGACCCGACGTTCAACGCGTACGCGGGCAAGCTCCGGGGTCGTGGCGTTTGGGATCCGCTAGCGAACGTGTACGCCTCTATGCGCTATGCAATGAGCCGTTACGGGTCGCTGTCTTCCGCGTACAACCGTACGGGTGGATACGACAACGGTGGTTGGCTACAGCCGGGGGCGACGCTTTCAGCGAATGACTCGGGTAAGCCTGAGCCGGTGTTCACGTCCGGTCAGTGGTCGCAGATTTCCACGCTTGCTAACCGGGGGATGGTTGCCGGTAACGGTGGCCTACAGCCGGGGGACACGCTCACGCTGTCCGTGGACGGGCGTACGACCCTTGAGGCGTACGTTGACCGGCGCGCCGATGACCGCATACACAAGGGCCTAGTTGGTCCGGCGTCTCTCGGAAGGGTCATGTAATGCCTGAGGGTGAAGACACGGCGGTTGAGGTTCCTCGTTACGAGGAGACAACCGACGAGAACGGCAACACGGTGATTATCGGGTATCCGTCAGACGGTGCTACCGCTGTCTATCCGGAGGGCTCTGACACTACGTCGGACGGCTCTCCGGGGCCGGGTCCCGCTCCGTCCAATGAGGAACCCCCTCAGGGGGGCGCGTAACCGCCTAGGGGCGTTCCTAGGCTCATCTGTACCCCGGTGGGTCCCACGTGGGCTCACCGGGGCCTAGGGAGGTTTCTTAGTGGCGTTCATCAACCCGAACCTACTCACTGACCCGGCAGCGACCACCTTTGAGGGTGGGACGCACGCTTGGACGGATCCGACTTCCAACACGACGCTATCGGTTGTGTCGGGTCAGTATCTGTCTGGTACCTACTCGCTCAAGTTCACGGCCAAGGCGACGGGTACGGTTCAGGCGTATTCCCCGTACGTGACCGGAGTGCAGGAAGGGAAGACTTACCTAGCGCGCATTCCGGCGCGTATCCAGACTGCTTACGCCGGTAAGGTCTTTACGGCGCGGATTCTGTTCTATGCCGACACGGGGCCGAATATCGGCTCGTTCAACTACTCGGTTTCGCCAAGCGCGACTAGCACAAGTTGGGTACTGAGCAACTATCCGGCCGTGAGTGCGGTTGCTCCTCCGACCGCAACCAAGATGCGCATTGCGTTTATCGCTGACAACATCACGATTAACGACTATGTCAACATTGACGATGTGTACCTAGGTGAGGCACCGGTTATCCCCGGCAACCTATACGGGTATGACGTGCAGTCGGTTGAGTCTGGTATTGACGGGTGGGGCGCGTCGGGTACCACTCCGGGCACGGTGTCTTGGGGTATCAACCCCCGCTATGACGGTTACCGCTGTGTGGGCATTACAGCGAATGCAACGGGCACTCAGTACCTCCGTACGAACACAACGGTTCCGGTTACCCCGGGCGTTGAGTACGTGGCTGAGGGGTGGCTTTTCAGTCCGGTTGCGTCTACCGCTGACGCGCTTATCCAGTGGTACGACGCAGGTGGGGCGACGCTTCCGGCCTCGTCTCTGTCGCGCTCGCTCACGTCGGGCGCATGGAACTATCGGATTGTTTCGGCGGTTGCCCCTGCCGGTGCTGCGACGGCTCGTCTGTATTTCCGGCCGGTTGCCCTTGCGGTTGGCGACGGGTTCTATTTGGACGAGGCGGCTCTAAAACCTGCCCCTAACGCGCCCGGCAACCTGCTGACGTACGACGAGTATTCGACGGAGTCCACCCAACCGGCTTGGACGTGTGATGATGCCACGCTGTCTCGTGACTACTACACGTCTACAGCTACGGACGGCCGGTATGTTCTTGCTATCCGTCCGACGAGCAACACGATTGTCAACGCGAGCCTTGACCGGCTAATCCCGGTGACCCCGGGGACGTCCTATCAGGCTCGTACTACGATCCTGCGACACAACCCGAATACGGCTGAGTCCATCCCGATCACGGCTCGTACGCGGATTAGTTGGTTTGACACGTCGGGGGTTCTGCTCTCGGTTGATGAACCTGATCAGTTCGCAACGATCTATGACAGCGCAGCATATGCGGGAATCTTGGTTGCCGAGACGCGTACGGCTCCCGATGGGGCAGCGTTCGCGCGGTTCGGGATGGAAATTGACCACTCGAACACCCCGGCTGATTTCTACTACGCCGATAAGATTCAGTTCTACGTGTCCGATCCGCTCTATGAGCTGTCGGTTGCCGACGAGGCGGGATATGTTCGGTTGCTGCTGAATTACCTACCTCCCTCGTCCACGAGCACGGTGACTATCTATCGGGTGGACGAGAACGGTAGGACTGCCTTTCTGCGGGGCTACGGGACCGAATACGACACGGCACCCTACACACAGGGTCCCATCCTCGTTGAGGACTATGAGGCACCCCTTAACACTCGCGTTTGGTACGCCGTTGAGTGGCGTAACGGCAGCACGTTGACGGCTCGTATGCTCACGCAGACGGTTACAGCCCCTGTGTTGTCGGATGCCGATTACGTTTGGTTCAAGTCTCCGGGCATTCCGGCGCTGAACACGACGGTAATGATGGAAGCCCCGATTAAGTGGTCTCGTGAGGCACGGCAGGCGCTGTACGCGATTGTCGGTCGGCGTAACCCGATTGCCATCACGGACGCTCGTCAAGGTCGTAAGGCGAGCCTGTCTCTCCTTGTGTGGGACGAGGCGAGTAACGCTCTCTTTGACGCGCTGCTTGATACGGGCCTTACGGCTCTCGTTCAGGCTATGCCGGGATATGGCGTTAACGGCAACCTGTACCTCTCCATTGGTGGGGTTGAGGTTGAGAGCGTCACGAACGCTGCGAACATTCCCGGTTGGCGTTGGACGCTTGAGGTGACTGAGGTTGACCGTCCGGCCGGTGGCCTACAGGGCTCGTCTGCGGGTACTTGGCAGACGGTCGCTGACAACAACCTAGCTTGGTCTGACGTGTTGGGCGGTTACGACGAGTGGTCGACGGTTCTCACGAACCCCTAGCAGGTCCTGAATTCAGTAACTGACTTGAAAGGGGGCAGAGTTGCTAAGCGTTAGCGCCAAGTGGGCGCGGGCGCTGACGACGAGCCACGGACTAGTAAGCAAGGTGAATGCCCTTTACGGCGGGTCTCTCGTCGCTGAGGGCATTCCCTTTGTCACCGGTTCCGTGAAGGTGGATAGGGGTAGTGAGACACGGCGCTCACTGTCCCTCACCGTTGCTGATCCTCGTCAGTTCCCCCGGACCGAAACCGACTTGTTTGGTGTGTACGGTCAACAGCTCTACGTAGAGCGGGGAATTCAGTATCTCGACGGCTCAACTGAGTCCGTTCCGCTAGGTACTTTCGTCATCACGAACGTCAGCGGCGACGTGCACACGGGTCCGCTCTCGATTGAGGCGGCGGGCCTTGAGATCCTGCTCAAGCGGGCCTTGTTCGGTGGTGCGACGAGCACCAAGGGTGCCCGGGATGCTGCGGCATTCATTGAGACGCAGATTCTCGACACGATTCCTACGGCCGGTTTCGTTGACCGCTCGTCCAGCGGTGGGCAGGTTCTAGCCACCAAGACTTGGGACGCCGGTACGGACAAGTGGGCGGCTCTCACTGAGGTTGCCCTGAGCGTGGGCGCTGAACTGTTCTGCGACGCTTACGGCACGTTCGTTCTCGCTGACATTCCGTCGGTCAAGGACTCAAACCCCACGGTCGTTTGGGACGTGTCTGCGGGTGAGTCTGGCGTGATGGTGTCGGCTGAGCAGTCGCTTTCGAGTGACGAGGTTTACAACCGGGTCACGGTCGTTGGCGAGAATTCCGAGGACAACAAGCCCCCGGTTTCGGCAACGGTATCCATTACGGACAGCACGGACCCGTTGAGGTATGGGGGACCGTTCGGCAAGGTTGTCAAGCGCGTTTCGTCCAGCCTCGTCACGACCAACTCTCAGGCCAACGCTATGGCGCTTGCGCTTCTGCGTAAGGGTCGTGCTCCGAACCGTTCGGTCTCGGTGTCCGCTGTCCCCAACCCTGCGCTAGATGCGGGGGATTGGATCCGTGTGGACTACGGGCCGGGCATCCTGCCTGAGCTTCACCTTGTCAACGCCTTTGAAGTTCCGCTCTCGTCCGATGGGGGAGCGTTCACTATCGACACCATCGGCGGACGGGACGAGGATCAAACGTAATGGCGGCTGTAGACAAGCTACTTGGTGCGGCCGTGCAGTCCGTGAAGACTTCCGGGTTGCTTGAGTCCATGGCTCGTATGGGTGTGGTGTCAGCGGTCAACTCCGATGGCACCATTGATGTTTCACGCGCCGGGGACGTGTTCCCGAGTGTGCGGCTGCTGACTGGCTATGCGAGCCCCTTGGTTGGGGACTCCGTGCAGATGGTTAAGACCATGGGGGGTTGGGTCTGCGTCGGCGCGTATCAGACGGCTACACCTTCCCCTCAGTGGGTTTCTGCCTCGCTCGCGAGTGGTTACACGAACAGCGGCAACAGCAACGGCACCGTTCAGTATCGCCGGATTGTGGATCACGGCTCAACATTCATTGAGTGGTGCGGCGGCATGTCGTGGGCTACCTCCGGAAGCCCCCCGAACGGTGGTGAGTTCTTTACTATGCCTTCCGGCTTCCGTCCGCTGTCCAAGCGCTCTGTCTCTGCGGCTGCCGGTGGTGTACCCACAAAGATTGATTTCAACGTTGACGGTGGTTGCGTGATTATCCCGCCTGCCGGAGTGACTACGTGGTGCAGCGTCAACGGCGTGCGCTACCGCATTGACTAAGGAGAACGCTAGTGCCTCTAACTGACACGTATGGCCAGAACATCCCGTATCCGACGCTGACCGATAAGCCCAACGCTCAGAGCCTCGCTGAGGGTCTAGTCACGAACATGACCCCCAAGCTAGTCATGACGTTCGCCTCAGCGGTAACCCGTGGCGCAACCATCAATAAGCCTCTTGAGGGTATGGTCACTTGGCTCAAGGATGCCAACCGGCTTGAGGTTTACGACGGTACCGCTTGGGTGTCGTTTGCTTCCGGTACGAACAAGTGGCAGAACGTTTCCCTAGCGTCCGGATGGACCAACAACGGAAACGCTCAGGGGAACTTTCAGTATCGGGTAGTCAACCTCTTTGGTGAGGATACGATCATGTTTCGGGGCGGCATTTCCCGCTCGTCGTACCCGGGGACTATCCCCTCTTACTTTGAGCTGAACACGTCGGCGCTGCCTACTTCTGCGCGTCCGGCGTCTCTGCGAACGATCGTGGTTCCGTGCTCTGACGTGAGCAGCGACCGAATCACTCTCAAGCTGGACATCACTATAGACGGTTGGCTACGCCTGTACGGGGCGTCTGCCACGGCTAAGCCCCCGTGGGTTGGGTTCAACGGCTGCTTTACGTCTCTCTAACCAACTACTGAATTCAGTATCTGACTTCCCCTCGTCCGGTAGGGCACGACCGGGCGGGGGGTTCTTCTTGCTCGAAAGGAGCTACCCGCATGGGTACTACGTGGGTTACGGGCGCTGAGCGCCTAGGTAGCGGCAGCATTGGCGGGGCTATGGACAGTCCCAACCGTCCGGCGCGTGTGGTCTGGCATACGACGGAGAGCGGAGCGGGCAACGCTGCGTTCAACTCCGTTGGGAAGTACCTGACTTCCATCGGCGCAGAGCCTCACTTCCTGTACGACCCGACCACCGACCGCCTTGGGCAGTACGGTCCGCTTGACCAGTCTGCGCGAGCCCTCAAGAACGATGGCAGCACGCGTACGAACCGTACGGGTCGGGCTTGCATTCAGATTGAGGTACTTGGGCGCGCTGCTACTCCGTTCACGGGGTACTGGCGTCCGGGGAAGAACTTCAAGGCGCTTATGTCGGCTATCCGTTCGTGGGGCATCCCGGATGAGTTCCCGCTACCGCTCGCCAAGACGGCTAGCGCGACTAAGCGTGACCGGTCCGTGTGGCTCGCCAAGGGTGGCCACTATGGTCACTGCAACGTTCCCGGTAACGATCACTGGGACCCGGGCGCTATCAACACGGCTGCTCTGTTCGCTGCGGCTCCCAAGGCTTCCGGCGGTACCTCGTCCA